CTCATAAACACGTTTAATACTGTCACTAACATTATCTATACCAAAGCGTTGCACTGCTGCTACTGCACTTGTGTGATACTTTCTAAATACAGTATCAACCATTCCATACTGGTCTTCTTGTACATAGAACTCAGATATATGCCTGGTGCTAAACCTTAGATTATTATTATCTATCTCAGTAAACATACAAGCTGTGCCAAACACAGTTAAGTCTACATATGTTTCGTGAACCTCAGTCTCAAAATTAGATTGGCTGAAAGCCCTCATCATACGCATACTGGTATCTTGCAACCATTCGCGCACATCATCATCACGATTAATAGCTGTGTCTTTAACATCTAAGTGAAACCAAGGGGATGCACCGCTTGTAAGCATACCATGTAAGGAAGCTGAAAGTAAGTCTACAGCCTGTAATGCAGTTCCATCATAGATAAACTCCATACGCTTTTCACCGCGAGAACGCTTCTTAACTATATCCGCTTTTCTAGGAAGCATATAGTCAGATAACTCTTGGTAATGAGTATCCCAGTTGTCTCGTTGCATCTGGATATATTCAAAACGCTTTACTAGACTCTTGACGTAATCATTCATAATTTATCCTAACAAGGTTGGTGTACCAGTTGTTGGTGATTTTTGGTCGCTTAACGCACCAGCTACAATAGTAGAACCGCGACCTTTGCGCTTCTTCATTTGTTCACTCATGTTTTCTTCTGCTAACACTGCTGCCCTAGCTGTGTCTACTGGCGGTGGAGGCGGTGTCGGTGTTGGCATAACTGGTGTTCTTGGTGGACTCATAAAACCCATAATAATCTCCTATCGTATAAGTGTATCTATAGTACCTATCGCCCCACCAAATCTTTTACCAATACCGCCTCTACCTCGGCTAACGGTTCTAGTGTAAGGTGATACTGGTGAAGCATCTTGCGTGGCTGTGGTTGTGGAAGGTTGCGATAATACAGTTGTTGTACTTTTAGCTGGGGCTGTTGTGCCTTTAGTTTTAGCTTTTGTTTTCTTTAAAGGGTTAAACTGTGGTCTACCAGTATATGTTTTAACATTACCACCTGATACAGCCCCGACAACTTGCCCTGTAGAATCTCTGACAGGAGTACCGCCAGCCCTTAAAGTATTAATAATACTATTCCTACTTATAGATGATAACGCTGTGGCTACAGTTCCTATGGTGGTAGGTACTTCTTTACCCAAGATTTTTAAGTTACTTGACCTGCCTTGTCTTTCAAGCATCTCATTAATAGCTTTTGTTTGGTCTAACTGACGACTACGCATTTCTTCACGCTTCGCTTCTGTTTCAGAAGCAGTCATGGTTTTGCCTCTGTCTTTATCAGACTTCTCTTTTTTGCTACCCATTGGACTTTACCTCATGCCAACCTATTTTATTTTTTAAGTTTCTTAACCAGAAACACTGTCTATACCCTTGTGAACATAACACATCTTTGATTGTTCTTAAAGAACGGATGACGTTCTCCTCATAAGGCGCAGCTATAAAGTCAATAACCCAAAGACTATCACCTTTATTATCAAACACATTCGGGTCTATATACCCACTTTCCAAGTAATCATCTATCTGCTTTTCAGTTGGCGTTGCATAAGTGCAAAAAAATTGCGCTTCTTCTCTACTAATAATATACTGACCCTTGCTTATTGGTCTGTTAATATATTCATTTAACCAACTAATATCCTGGTCTTTGTAATAATCTGAATCAGCCATTATGCTAATAAGCCAGTTGTAATCTTTATCTGTCATCACATACTAAAAGGGTTGTAGTCACTTACCGCAACTTGTTGAGGAGGTTTTGTATAATTAGTTCTATTCTCCAAGCCACTAGCGAGATACCGAAATGCATCTGCCGAATGTGACGTAAAGTCATGGCGCGGATGGTCTCTAAAAGTTTTCTTACGTTCATCATATTCTTGCCTGTATTGTCTTAACATCTCCAATCCCTCGTGACACTTATCTCTATCAAAATAACATTTAGGTATAAGCATACGAGCCGCATTAATACCATCAGCCACTTTCATACGAGGAATAACTTTAAATCTAATGCCTAGGGAAAAAGCAGTCTCAATACGGGATTTGCCGCTACCCAATTCGCGAACCTCGATATCGTGTGGCGCAAGGTGGTCGCCATAGTTGTAGTCTTTTTTGTTGAGTACATCGGCGTAGTGCTGTAAGCCAACGCCACCATTCTCGTAATAATCAATGACATGAATAGCACCTCCTCTGAATATCTGTGCAAACCAAATAGCCGTACTGTCATTAATACCTAAGTCCCAGGCAGTATGTACAGGATACGAAGGGTCATAAGGCACTTGAGTTATTCTACCATCATCATCTGCATTTGTTAATAACTTGGCGTAATACGCACCTATGATAGCGGCAGTAAAGGAACATTCATATTCCTGTTCGTACTGTTCTGGTGTCATCTGGTCTTGTGCAGCTTGTAACTCAGTATCTTTTACAAGACCGCTTTCAGATGCCTTAACAACTTTCCAGTACCACTGTTCAGAACCTTCTTCAGTCTGTTGCTTTGCCGTTTCTAATAAATCAAAAAAATGATTATGTCCTGCTGGTGTACCTAAGAATACTGCCGCACCCTCTCTATCAGATAAGGCTGGGCGTACAACCTCCCCCCATACTCTAGGGTTCTGCATTCCAAACTCATCAAAGACAGCCAAGTCCAAATAAATACCTCTCAAGGCATCTGGGTTTTCGGCTGATAAAAGAGTTAGTCTAGCCCCATTTGGAAAATCAAGGCGTAGTTCTGTTTCATTAAAACTAACGCCTGGTATAACTCCAGCGTAAAACTTAACATAATCCCACGCTATTCTCTTAGCCTGTGTAAAGGTAGGGGCTATAAAGGCGACCCTTGGTCTTGGTAACTCACAAGTAAGCGCAAACCTAATTAAATGATTTACTGCCCAAACAGTCTTGCCAAAACGTCTGTGCATGACTAAAACATTCCAACGCTTTAGGCTGTTATGCATTTCAGCCTGAAGCGTACGAGGCTTATAAGGTATTGTTACTTGAGTCATTAACTCTCCCAAACAATACGAACCTTTCCGTCCGTACCTACTTCTACACCAGACTTGGATTTATTCTCACCGTATTGTTCTGGCATAGTTACCTTTGCCTTCCAACGTGTGTGATGCCCAAACTCTCGCAAAAGGTTATAATCATCTTTACGACTGCCCTGTATATTATCAAGCAGTATCTGTTCGTATGTCTCCATACGTTCCTCATTGACCCTTGCCTTGGTATCGTACACTGCCTTCTTGAACTCTTCATCTCTATTCATAAGTCCGTAAAAGCCAGACACACTTATGCCAATGGCTGTGCAAGCATCCGCTACGGTTGCACCTTCGCCTAACAAGTCAATGACTTTGTCGGTGCGTGTCTTTGTTAGTTTCATGCTACTCCTGACTGTGTGTGGGATATGACTGATTAACACATATATAGAGTGGTGGCGCGTCCTGGGGGTGTCGCCATGCAAAACAGCCCCCCATCATGCCGCGATTTGCCATGATTTGTGGTGCATCTTATACAATGCCGCGTGGTACATTGTCTCATTGTGTGGTGATTCATATACAACCAATACAACCAATCATTTCTAAACCAATGTTAGCCTTACATTTCAGCCTTGCACGTTTGCTAAAATACATTTCTTACATACAGCAAAAACTATTGACACACAATGCATACTATATAATGCACGATACATTTTTTATCTTTTCTTAAACTTTTTTATGATAATGTATTGACAACAGGCAATGGCTTCATTATCTATTGTATAACGGCAATGATTGCCTAAAACAAACAACAAGGGATTAAACAATGTTAAGAATAATCAGAAAAACAAACGCAAGCCTACTAGCACCAATTATGAAGTTAACGGGGTTTAGGTTCTCTAAACTATACCGATACGAGGCTACAACATATCACAAAATAGTTTACCGCCTAGTAGATACTGTTGGCGCTAACTGGAAAGCAGAAGGATTCAAGGCTAGCGCGTAATGCGCTAGTCAAACAACAAACAAGGGGAATAAACCAATGACTAAAACAGAATTTATTACGATATGCGGTGAATTACTAATTGATGTTGATATAGCATTATCCGACGATAATGTAGAAGCAATGTTGATAAGCCGTGAAGATGAAGAGTTAAAAGAATATTTAACTACACAATTTTAAACAACAAACAAGGGATTAAAGACAATGAAACAAATAAAAGAAATGTTTGCATATTATGGCTTTTTACAATGCCCATTATACGACCATGAAATTGAAGAATATATTTTGCTCAATCTCACCAATGATGAGATTTACGCAATAGCTTGCGACTTATGCAACGGCTATAACAATTAAACAACAAGCAAAGGGATACAAACAAATGAAAGTTAGAAACATGAAGTCAGTTAGCGGTTCAACAATTAAGAACCAGTTTATCATTACAGACGGTGAGTATGAGTATTTTCAATCTTACAATTCCGTAATAGCGCAACGCCATATCTCAAGCGGTGTTGTGAAGCTAGATAAAAATAAATGGGATTATTCTATTACGACTGGCAAGTATCGTAACCAATTTTTGGGCATGGATAAAAAGACTACTCAAAAAGCAATAAACAATAATGAAATAATCTTAACAGATTTAAACTCATAGGGGTTAAACAATGACTAAAACAACAAGCACAATTTGGTATCATTCATCATCACCGCCGCAATCAATAGGCTATCATAATAACGGCTGTTTTATAGGTAATTATGACGGATTGCATACTTGTTTAATAAACGCCAATAAACACAGATGGAAAGCCGTAACGGTATCACAAGATAATAACGGGGATTATCACTTATTCCAGACCGATAAGCATTGGTTAAACTATCCTAGTAGGCGAGATTTTACAGCAAGTTATGAAACGATAAAAACCTAGTGTTTATGATTGCCCTAGTTTCACACGCTAGGGCAACGATAAGCGACTAGAACACGCTTAAAACGCCACTAATGGCATAATTAACAGAGAGGTAAGACAATGAGTTATTATCAGATAAATAAAAAAGGCAGATATGAAATTCAAGATTGGATTGATAGTAATCAAGATAAAAATATGAAAGTATTTGATTTATGGGCAGATGGTATGGCGTCAGAAATAAATAGAGATTCATGTCTTGATGAAGATTTAAACAATAACCAAGAGTTTGAGTACGAAACGCGCCTAAAAGATGGAAGAGGTTATCCGTTAAACATAAGACTAGGCTTAAATTGTTTCGATAGAATAGAGGGATAAACAATGAATACAAAATTAAGGCAATCTTATTTAGAATTTCTTTCTCGTTATGATTTAGAGGCTATGATTGACGTTAGCCCTAGTGAATTACTATACCATATCAGGGCAAACTCTGATTCAGATGAGGAAACAATAGAGGCGGAATTATTACTAGAAATAATCAGAGAGGGGTAAGCTATGAGTAAAACAGAAATAATTTTAGAGGCAATAACAACGGCTATCTTCATGGCAACAATATTTGGCGTGGCATGGGCTGTGCTAGTCATATGGGGCTAACATGACTATTCAAAATATAGATGAATACTTAGCTGCGAGGCGCGAACAACGCCTTGCAAAGCAAGAGGCAAGGCAAGCCAGAGTCAGAGAGAGACGGCGGCACATGATAGCTAGACGCAGGCATTGGCTTATCAAATACAAACTTGAGAGAGGGTGCGAATGTTGCGGTTATAACGCCAATGACAGGGCATTAGTCTTTCACCATGTTGAACCAAGAGAAAGGGCGTTTAAGATAACGGCTGCCTTACATTGGGGTTTGCCAAAACTCTTTAACGAAATTAAGAAAACGCAAATCAAGTGTATGAATTGCGTAATGATACAGAGAAACGATTTATACAGAGAGGAACAGAGAAATGCATCTATTAGCAATAACAATTAAGCATCAGACAGAGGGTAGATTTTATGAATATGAATCAGACTATTATATGTTTGATACAGCAGAGGAATCACAAGACTGGTTGCTTGGCTATCAGAGTGAAGAATCTAAAACAGATGATTGGCGGATAGATAGCTGGCATATATGTAAGGTTATGCAATCCAATGATGAGAGAAACTTGAATACTACAATGGGGATACAGGACTAATGACAGGTGAAGATTTTAAAGAGAAACGAATGTTTCTTAATTACACACAAAAAACCTTTGCTAACAGGCTTGGACTGACAGAGAGGACGATACGTTATTACGAGGCAGGTGAAGTGCCTGTCAGTAAGACAGTGGAAATATTAATCAATTCAATTATGCTAGATGAAGGATAGAGAAATGACAGAGATATACATAGTAACTATTCTATATTTTATACTTGTTGGATTGCTATTGCTATGGCGTACAATGTAATACAATGTCGCGACAGTACAGCAATGCATTGTCATTGCATTGCTTACTATGCTTAACACAGCCTATGCAAAATGTTTTTTATATAAAATATTTTTGTATGTGTAATGCAATGAGCAAAGGCGGTGAACCACTGCTCTGTAATGCTTGCCGCAGGACAATGAATGCAATGAAGACTTAACTATCACAAATAAATATCTGCGTCAATGGGGTTGCAAGTAAGTATTAAAAATATATTAAACTAACTTATTTGTAGGCAGCAAAACACCCACAGAGAAATTGCCATCACCGCCTTTAGCAGTCTTACCC